CAGGATATGGGCAGATTATTTTTGCCTTGTGTTTTTCAGATAGTTACTAACTTTTGCGATTATCATCGGAGTCATTAGTATCTAGCTCCAAACCCGTTTACTTCTGCGGTTAAACGCCGCTCAAGTTCTGCCAGAGTATATGATGACTCACGATACTTTAACAGTGGTTTGTCTTTTGCTAAGTCCATAGCGACAATCTTATTAATAAAACGTCTTATAGTATTCATTTGTAATACTCCCTCAATGTTTTATCGTTAAGAATCGCTAAGATACCTGCGTAGTCTTCATGTGGATACTCATGCTGAAGCAAGTGTGCGAGCTTTTGATTGGTTTCAATTTGTCTTGAAACCTGAATTGCTCTTCCGACTGAAGATAAGTGGCCAGTCATCCATGCAAACAGTGTTGCGATGAATCCTGTTTTAAGAAGCGAGTAGCTCCTGAGTGCTAGTGCTGTCATTTTTTCCCTCGTTAGATGAAATTTGAATCTTACGAGGCAGCTTCTCTTCCGGAAGGACGACTTCTAAATTGACAGTCAAGATTCCGTCCGTTAGGTCTACTCCAGATACTTCCGTGTATTCGGACAGTCTAAATGACTTTTTCCAGTTACGAGCACTGATACCTTTATGAACATACATGTTTTGTTCACGACGCTGTGGTCGATTACCACTGATAGTCAAGATATGATCTTTGACTTCAATGTCGATATGTTCTTGTTTGAATCCAGCCACAGCGATCTCAAGAGTGTATTTCAACTCTTCATCTTTCACTACGTTGTGTGGTGGATAGGTATCCTTCGCGTGGCTGTGAATATTATCCAGCTGATCGAAGATGTGGTCGAAACCAAGAAATGCGTTTCGCGGAAATGCGAATGTTCCAGTCATATTTGCCTCCAATTAAGCAAGGTTAAATTTGGACCCGACTATCGGCGTCCAGTACTATATATATTTAAGACTTATTTCCAATATTATATTTTGGTTGTAGTGTCCAATTATTTTTTTCTTTAAAAGGAATAATCTTAATCTGTCGCAATGGTGCTAATGGCTGTGCTTTTTCTTTATCGTCGATAGATAAAAGACCCCAGTCACTCATGAGTGTTGCGATGGTATTGCGCCTTGCAATATCATTTTCTTCCAGATTAGATTTCTTACCATCTAATAAAAAGAGTTCTTTGAAATGCACGATAAAATATCGGCCCTGTTTGTGGAGAATGTGGCATGATTGGAAAAGTGTGTTATCTTTTCGAGACGCTACGCCGATTCGAGTCAGTGTTTCTCTTACTTTCAGAAAATCATCAGGCTCTTCCAAAGTCACCTCAAGCATAGATGAGGTTGTCCATTCAACAATATTATTTTCTTTTTCCACCTCGGTATACCTTCTGTCTTAGTATGTCAAGTTGTGCTGACGTAAGAAGGTTGAGGATCTGGCGGGCTTTTTCATTACTGTAGCCATAATATTCCTTAATCACTTCAACGTCATCATTCTTTTGAGCCTTGGCCCATTTAGAAAAACGTTTTTTCTTTCTAATGATATTTATAAGAAAGTCGAATTGTAAACGATTATCCAGGTGAGAGTTCAAATTCATTTCATTCGCCATCAATACGGTATCATGAAAGTACGATAACTGGCGATTTACCATAAACGCGTTGTATGCTTTTTCGGCGATGTCATCAACCATGATATTTGCTTTACCATAGTTGATGTCGTTACAAAATTCAAATGGGTTCATTTAAAGTTCTCCACACCACCAACATAATCTTCGTAAGCCAATTCTGCTTCAAGCATTTTCTTAGTAAATGAAGAGGTATCGTTATTTGTCGGACCAACGTGTTTACTATTCCAAAAGAGTTGTGGCACGGTTCGTAAACCTGCTTCTTTGAGTACAGACTTCTGCTCAAGCTGATAACTTAGATTGATTTCGTCAAAATCGTATCCCCAGTTTTCAAGCTTTTGTTTCATGCTGTAACAGAAGACACAATCATTTTGAGTATAGAGAGTAAGTTTAATTGAAGCGGACATTGGCCATAACCTCCGTGAGACATGCGACAACATTGAGTTCGTGGTCAGCAACGAATGCGTTCTTATACTGATAGTCGGCTAGAATTAGCACTAGTTGTGGAATCGACTGCGGTTCAACTTTGTCAGACATTCTATCATAGAGTCCGCGGAAGATCGCTGCTGCATCAATATCTATATTATTGACAACCCACTTACGCATTTCCTTAAAGTTTTTTTCTTTTAAGTACGTGAATAGATCATCAAAGGATCCACCAAAATCAAGAGCGTCAACGCTATTAAAACCCAGAACAGCAACCCGCTGAAGCTCGTTGAGGCATCTTCGCCAATCCGGACCATGCTTTGATATAATAGGCAAAAGATCTTTTTTATCATACACTATCTCCTGTTGGTCTAATATGAAACAGAATCGTTCGAACATCTGCTGCATCAGTGGAGCAGTATTCTTTTTCGAGGTATTGAACTCATAGACACCACAACGAGAATGCAATGGTTCAATGATACGATTCTTAAAGTTACACGTAAGGATGAAACGGCAGTTGTTTGAAAACTCTTCGATAAAACCACGAAGTGCCGGTTGCGTTGATTGTGGATTCAGATAATCAGCCTCATCAAGTATTACTACCTTGATGCCACCTTGTAACGAGATAGTGGAAGCAAACTGCTTGATCTTACCACGCAGGGTATCAATATTGCCCTCTTCAGAACCATTGATGAGAATCCAATCAAGGTTTAACTGATTACAAAGAGCTTTGGCAACTGTAGTTTTACCAGTGCCAGCTGTACCACTGAACAGCATGTTAGGAAGGTCGCCGGATTCAACTATCTTTTCGAATGTTTCTTTGAGATCATTCGGTAAAATACAGTCGGCGATACGTTGGGGACGATACTTCTCGACCCAGAGAAATTCATTAGACATTCACATACTCCATAATAAAATAAAAGTGGGGAGCTAACCGTGGCTCCCCGCGAGTCTATTATGCGACTAACCACTTGATTCTGACTCAGCTGCTTCCATAGCTTCTTCTTGCTCGGCCTGTTCACACAGCTGAATGATTTGAATCGCTTGGTCACGAAGTCCACCGATAGTGGATAGTTCTTCACCCTTGATTGCGCCACGTTGAGTCATCGCATCGATAACTGCAATCATTGACCGAGATGTGCGATTAGAAACATCCCGTAGTTCCGTCATAGTTTCTGACATGTCATTAAACTCCAAATGTCGAAGATTTTTCAAGTGCAATCCAGTATTTCACGTCTAGACTTTTATGGCTGAATTGCGTGATCAGTTTTGAAGAAATTTCTACCTCATAATCACCAGGTAGAATTTTCAGGTTGTTTGTACTTAGGATAAAGTTAAACGTGGCATCGGCTGGAAATTCACCATCAACATCGATAGAGAAAGCGTTTGATGTCATGTTTTGAGAGTCAACCACAGAAAGACTAAGTACACCATCACTACCAGAAATAGAAATTTCACTATGACCAAGAGTAGATGCTGCGCGCTTTAGCTTATTCATCGTATCATTGTCTAGTGTAAACTTCACATTTGCTTCTGGCATCGTGATGTCTTTTTGTGGGGTTGTCAAGGTATCTTCAGATGAGTAGAAGTACTTGACTTTAGAGCGACCAGTTGAATCGTTGACAACCACGTAATCGTCTTCAAACTTTAGACGTGGTGCATCAACCAGACCAAGGACACCCATAAATTCGTTGAGATCGTAGATACCAAAATCAATTGGAAACTCTTCGGACACTTTGGCTCGAGCAAGAACCGTACGTGCTTCAGAGATCGTCTTGATTGTGTTACCGCTACGAATCATCATATTTGGATTAATACCTGAAAAGTTTTTCAGGGTGGTTAGAGTATTTTCACTGAGTTCCATTATATATCTCCGCATTTAAACTAGGTATATTATACATCATTTTTCTCGGTTTGTACACTACTTTTTTCACCGCACCAAGGACAATAGAATCCTTGCTTACGAGACTTTGGATTAAACCTATCACTAGTAGCGATAGAGAACCAAGCTAAACAGGATTGGCAAGTAAAATGCCATATAGTTTCTGATTGAACAAACAACATTATTTTATCCTTGAGAAGTTTTTGTCTTTGATAAACTCGATCTTGTTTTCGAACTTACCATCAAGTATTTCACCTTTGTGCGATATGATAAAGACATTCGTACTATCACCAAGTGTATAAAGAATCTTAATTAGATTATCTACACCATCATGATCCAAAGATGAATCAAACGTTTCATCGAGTATCAATAGGTTTGTTGATACCGAGTTTTTCATCTTTGCGATCTGCCGCCAGGTGAATAGAAGCGACAAATCAATTCTTTGTTTTTCACCCTCACTAAACGATTCATATGTAAATTCATCTCTATGGCGAGATCGAATCGTTTCATTGAACTCTTCGTTTAGATCAAAGTGCACGTAAAAATCTAGTACCTGTAGATACTGATTGATCAGTTTATTCATTACAGGTAGGTATTGTTTGATGATCTTAGTTTTGATACCCGTATCTTTTAGCATCTCAGCGATAGCCATCTTATACGAGAACTCTTCACTAGTCTTCAACTTTGAATCTTTGAGACCTAGCAAATCGTCTTTCAATTTTGCTAGGTCTGTATTTGCTTTTTCTAAATCAGCACCAACTTCTTTCTCTATATGCTCTTGGTAAGAACGAATTTGGTTTTGATATGTTGCAATCTCTTTCGAGTTGGCAGTGAGTTTATGTACCCGATCTCGAAGCGTTGAAAGTAAGCTAGTTTGTTCGCTAATCTCCGATTCCACTCCTTGGCCTTCCTCGCCGATTTGCTTAATCTCTGTCTTCCGCCGATCCCTATCTGTTTGTGTTGATAGTAAAATCTCAGATTTATGGCCGTCTGAAATGGCTTGGTCACAAACGGGACACGATTCATTCTCTTCGAAAAAGGTGATCCGCTTCTCGAGGTGGCGGATAGTCGATTGCTTATCTTGACCTCTGAGGAGTAAGTCCTGCTTCCTACTCTGTAGCAGTTGTAACCCCTGTTCGGCCTGTGATACAGATTCATCGAGTCCGACGCTAAGCTCACTATTCTCAGCCTGTAGTTCATCGATGAGACTCTGCGATTCAGATATCCTAGATTCATAGTTCCTCCTATTCTCCTCTGTAAGAATAGAAACATCAGAGATATATTTTTTCTGTGTTTCAACTTTATTCTTGCTAAGGTCAATCTGGTAGGATATGTCTTTGAGATTTTCTTTTATCGCATTTGTTTCTTCCTTTAGTAACTGATTCATTCTAGAGAATACGCCAATGTCAAGTAAGTCTTCGATTACGCCACGACGTAAACCAGGATTCAACTGCATGAATGGTACAAAGTTAGATGAACCAAGTACCACAACCTGGTGAAATGATTTGTGGTTTAATTTTAAGATGTTTTGTTCGAGTATACGCTGATACTCTTTCGAATGAGATGATTGATTAATCATTTCATCGTTCTTCCAGATCTCAAACTTTACCGGTCTATCACCACGTACAATCTTAAAACGTGATTGACCAATCTCAAACTCAACCTCAACCATGCTGCCTTTGCCGTTGATTGAGTTAATTAGTTGAGTCTTGTTAATATTTCTATGTGCCTTGCCAAATAAGCCAAATGACAAAGCATCTAACATAGTAGATTTACCAGAACCATTTTGGCCCACTATCAAAGTGTGCTTATGTCTGGTTAAATCTATCTCAGTAAAATTGTTACCCGTTGATAAGAAGTTCTTATAACGAAGGTGAGTAAATTTTATCATGCA